GCCACGCGCACGGGTAGAAATGGAAGGACGGTGTTGCAGAAATGGCGACCCGTCTGGATGGCAACGCGGCGAAGCGCGTCGCGATCGTCGAGCCTGGTCCGTGGTCGGCGTGGAAGGTGCGCAAGCGTGCGGCGCGAGCGGTCAAGTTCATCGAGCAGTTCTGTGTCGCGCCAAAGGGGTACGGCGCCGGTCGGCCGTTGCGTTTGGCGGCGTTCCAGAAGGAGTGGCTCGAGGAGGTCTACGCCGGTGACGTGACGGCGGCGGCGATGCAGCTCCCGCGGGGCAACGGCAAGTCGACGTTCCTGGCGGCGGTGGCGTTGCACGCTCTGTTCGATGAGGATGAGGGGCAGGCGCCGCAGATTCCGATCGTGGCGACGACGGTGAACCAGGCGATCCGTTCGGTGTACGGCGTGGCGTTGTCGATGGTCGCGAAGTCGCAGACGTTGGCGGAGCGGTCGCTGGTGTATTCGGCGATCGGAAATCAGCGGGTGCGGGTGCCGTACAACGAGGGTGAACTGTTCCCGGTGTCGAACGACCCGGACGGACTGCAAGGTCTTGACCCGTCGGTGGCGATCTGCGACGAGATCGGGTTCATGCCGATCGAGTCATGGGACTCGCTGCTGCTGGCTTCCGGTAAGCGGCCGAGCTCGTTGGTGGTGGGGATCGGTACGCCGGGGTTCGACAAGGACTCGGCGTTGTGGCATCTCCGTTCGGCGGTGCGTGAAGGGTCGACGTTGCCGGGGTTCCGCTATACCGAGTACGCCGCGGACGAGGGTTGCGACATCCGGGACGAGGCTCAGTGGTCGAAGGCGAACCCTGCGCTCGACGAGGGGTACATGAACCCGGACGCGTTGCGGACTGCGGTGGCGTTGTCGCCGGAGCCGCACTTCCGGATCTTCCGTCTCGGCCAGTGGGTGGATCACGTTGAGGGTTGGCTCGGCGTGGATGGTCCGCAGTTGTGGGGTCGGTTGGCGGAGCCGTTTGAGTTCGTCGACGGTGAACCGGTGTGGCTCGGCGTTGACGTGGCGTTGAAGCACGACTCGACGGCGATCGTCACGGTGCAGCGCCGCCCAGACGGCCGGTTGCACGCCAAGGCGCGGATCTGGTTGCCGCGTGAGGACGGCAGGCTCGACGTGACGCACGCGATGCAGCACATCCGTGACGAGTGCGCCCGGTTCAATGTTCGGGGTGCCTGGTACGACCCGCGGTTCTTCGACTTGCCGGCGCAGATGCTTGCCGATGAAGGGCTGCCGATGCGGGAGTTCCCGCAGTCGTTGGAGCGGCTGTCTCCGGCGGTGGGCGCGACGTACGAGGCGATCCGCCGTGGCGAGGTGACTCACGACGGCGACGCGGCGTTCACGGATCAGGTGCTCGCCGGGGTGGCTCGCTACAACGAGCGCGGGTTCACGTTGGCGAAGTCGAAGTCGAAGGACCGGATCGACGCCGGGGTCGCGCTCTGCATCGCCGTGTCGGAGGCGTCGCAGCTCGTCGCGGCATCCGAGGCTGCTCCGTGGGTGGCGTACTCGTGACCCGCCTTGTCGTCGCCGTCCTCGAGGTGGTTGGGGCGGCGGTGGTCCTGTTCGGTCTGTGGTTGGCGTGGGAGCCGTTGGCGTTCATCGTCGGCGGCGCCGGGTTGGTGGCGGTCGGTTTGCTGTTGGATTCGGGTGAGGAGACGTCTCATGATCCGGAGTCTCCTGGCTAGGTCGCCGCTGGCGCGTCGGGCGTTCGTGTGGCCGTATCCGACGCAGGGGTTCGAGTCGTTCAGCTACGGCGGTCAGCACTACTTCGGGGTGGCGTCTACGGCGGGTGCGTATCCGGATCGGGAGCCGCCGCCGGCCGGGTTTGCGCAGCTCGTGGATGGGCCGTTGCGGTCGAACGCTGTCGTGTTCGCCTGCGAGCTGAAGCGCATGTCGATCTTCTCCGAGGCGCGGTTCGTGTGGCGGGGGTTCAACTCGGGTCGGCCGGGTCCGGTGTTCTCCACGTTCGAGCTCGACATCATGGAGAAGCCGTGGCCGCGGGGCACGACCGGTGACCTGCTGGCCCGGATGATCGTCGACGCCGACCTCGGCGGCAACGCCTACGTGGCTCGCACTGCGGAGCAGCCGGACCGGTTGCGGATGTTGCGTCCGGATTGGGTGACGATCGTGATGGGTGACGCGTCGGGGCGGCCGTTGCAGTCGCCGGCGCAGTTCGACGCCGAGATCATCGGGTTCATCTACGACCCGCAGGACACCCGGACGGAGCCGGAGGCGTTCACGGTCGACGAGGTGGCCCATTGGGCGCCGATCCCGGATCCGTTGGCCCGGTTTCGGGGGATGTCGTGGTTGACGCCGGCGATCCGGGAGATCCAGGCGGATCAGGCGACGACGATGCACAAGCTGGCGTTCTTCGAGAACGGGGCGACGCCGCAGATGGTGGTGTCGTTCGACGCCTCGGTGTCACAGGAGGCGTTCTCTCAGTTCGTGTCGAAGATGGACGATTCGCACAAGGGGTGGCGGAACGCGTACAAGACGATGTACCTCGGTGGTGGGGCGACGCCGATGGTGGTCGGCAAGGATTTGCAGCAGCTCGATTTCTCGGCGACGCAAGGCAAGGGTGAGACGCGGATCATCGCCGCCGCCGGGTTGCATCCGGTGTTGGTGCCGTCGTCGGAGGGGATGCAGGGCTCGAGCCTGAACGCCGGGAACTATGCGGCGGCGCGGCGTTCTGTTGCGGATACAACTTTCCGGCCGTTGTGGCGGAACGTGTGCGGGTCGTTGGCGGCGATCCTGGATGTGCCGTCCGGGTCGGAGCTGTGGTTCGACGAGTTCAACATCCCGTTTCTGCGGGAAGACGCTGAGGCGGCGGCGAAGATCGAGCAGGTCAAGGCGGAGACGATCACCCGGTATGTGCGGGAGGGGTTCACCCCGGAGTCGTCGATCGCCGCGGTTGCGGCGCAGGACGTGACGTTGCTCAAGTCGACGGGGTTCGTGTCGGTGCAGTTGCAGCAGCTCGGGGCGGTGACGGCGGAGTCGTCGGAACCGGCGGCGTTGCCGGCGGCGTCCTCGAACGGAGGGTGACATGCACTTCAACGTCGGTGGAGCGATCGACCCCAAGGCCGCCGCTAGAGCTATTGCCGAGGCACTTGAGGGACATCGTGCCGCTATGTCGGCGGCCGCTACCAATGACCTCAGGGATGACCAGTTCGCCTACATCGAACCTGGCGGGTCGAAGGACGAGTCCGGTCGGACCGTCCCCCGGTCGTTGCGTCACTTCCCGATTCACGACGCCGCTCATGTCCGCAACGCGTTGGCCCGTGCCCCTCAATCACCGTTTGGAGACAAGGCCATGCCGAAGATCAAGGCCGCCGCGAAGAAGTTCGGTGTTGAAGTCGCCGACGAGGCTCGGGCGGCGTTCATGCCGCAGGTGTTCCTCCGGTCCTACCCGCTCGAGGACATCCGCATCCTGTCCCGCGCCCAAGGCGCCGAGTACGCGGACGGTCGCACCGTCGAAGCGGTCGTCGCTGTGTGGGACCGGGAGGCGGAGATCCAAGACAACCAGGGTCACTACCTGGAGACGATCGGACGCACCGCGTTCGACAAGGCGATCCAGGATGCCCGCCCGCAGGGGTCGCGGACGGCGTGGCGCACCGGTGTCTTCTACAACCACGGGATGACCCTCTATGGGACGCCGTCAGACCGGTTCTCGGTGCCGCTCGGCTCCCCGGTCGAGATCCGCGCCGAGAACCACGGGCTGGTCACTGTCACCCGCTACAACGAGACGTCGCTCGCCGAGGAGATCCTCGAAGCGATCCGCTCCGGTGACATCACCGGGCACTCGTTCACCGGTCGGATCATCAAGTCGAATCCGGCGATGCCGCCTCGCGGCGGGTACCGGCGTTCCGCCACCGGCGCCCTGTCGACGGTGCACCGCCTGGAGCTCGGTCTCAAGGAGTATGGGCCGACCCCGTTTCCTGCGTACGTCGACACGGCTGTCGTCGGCGTCCGCTCGATGTGGGCCACCGTCGGGTGGCCTACCGAACTGTCCCGCACTTCCGACGACGACGTCGACGATGACGTCGCCGAGGGGGAGCCGCCGGACAGCGACACTCCCCCCGATGAGGGAGCCGTCACCGACGAGCCGCCCGCCGACGATGCGGAGCACTCGAGCCGGGATGAGTCCGAGTCGCGGTCGTCGCTGCATCAGCGCATCGCCGCGATTCGCCGTATCCGTCCGGGGCTCGCCCTCGGAGAAAGGAACTCCACATGAACCTCAAGGAGATCCTCGATCGGCAGGAGGCCATCCGGTCCGAGCTGCAGAAGATCGAGGAGAACCCTGCCGCCGTTGAGGAATCCGACGGCGACTACGTCGACACGCTCGTTGCCGAATACGACTCGCTGGAGACGCGTCGTGTTCCGCTTGCGGCGCGTGCCGCATCCCTCAACCTGATCATGGCCGGCGCCAAGGAGGAGACCGCCACCGAAGCCGGTGACGACGCTCGCCGTCAGGCCCCGATGCAGGTGTACCGCAACAAGCGTGACCCGTTCGACGACATGGAGGCCGTTCGCACCCGGACGATGCGTCCGTCGGAGATGCGGGAGCGTGCCCACGACGCGATCGAGTGGGTGTCCCGCACCCAGTGGGTCGACTTCCCCGACGATCGCGCCGAGCAGGCGACACGGGCCGCGGCTCGTGACGCCGGCATCGCTCGTCACATCTTGCGAACCGGTAGCCAGGACTACTACGAGGACTTCCGCTCGTACGTCCAGGATCCGGAGGGGTGGGCGCATCGCGCCACGACCGTCGGCACTGGCTCCCTCGGCTACATGCTGCCGTTCGTGCTCGACCCGACGATCATCCTCTCGAACGATGGTTCGTCGAACCCGTACCGGCGCATCTCCCGCGTCGAGCAGACGACGTCGAACACGTGGAACGGCGTCACCTCGGCCGGCGTGAACGCGGCGTTCGGTTCGGAGGCCGGTGGAGCGACCGACGCGTCGCCGTCCGTGTCGCAGCTGCAGATCACTCCGCAGCGTGCACGGGCGTGGGTGTTCGGCTCGTACGAGTCCCTCGAGGACTCGGATCTCGGGTCGCAGCTTCCGAAGCTGTTCGCCGACGCCAAGGACCGTCTCGAGGAGGGTGCGTTCGCCACGGGCGCCGGCACCGGCGTCTACCCGCAGGGTGCGATCACCGGTGCGACCACCGGTGAGACGGCGGCAACCACCGCCTACGCGGTGGCGGACGTCTACACGCTGCAGGGCCGTCTCGGCCCCAGGTTCCGCAACTCGCAGCGGGCCGCGTGGCTGGCGAACCTCTACTACCTGAACAAGACCCGCCAGTTCGACACGTCGGGCGGTTCTTCGTTCTGGGCGAACCTCGGACAAGGGATGCCGGAGCAGCTCCTCGGCGAGCCGGTGTACGAGTCGTCGTCGATGTCGTCGGCGACGGCAACCGGGTCGAAGGTGCTGCTGTTCGGCGACTTCGAGCAGTTCGTCATCGTGGATCGGGTCGGCATGTCCGTCCTCTACAACCCGATGGTGATGGCCGCCGCGACCGGCAACCTGCCGACCGGTGAGGCCGGCTGGTTCGCCTTCTGGCGGGTGAGCTCCAAGGTCGCCGTGTCGACGGCGATGCAGGCGCTGCTCATCAAGTGACCGGCTGACCGGTCCTTCCACTTCTCCGCCGCGGCGTCCCCCCTACATGGTCGGGCAGGCGTCGCGGCGGGGAGCACATGCCCGACCAATGCCCGACCTGTGAAGGGACGCGCCCGTGCAACCGCTCACGATCTTCGGCTACCCCCATCAAGCCGACGGTTCCGGCTACTACCGGTTCTACCTCCCGTTCAAACACCTCGCCCGCGGCACCGAGCATCGCATCGCCCTGCCGCAGCCGGGTACCCGGTTCACACCGGATCTCGACCAGGCCGCTGACCTGGACATGATCGTCGGGCAGCGTTTCATCGGCCCCGAAGGTCAAGCCTTGTGGGACGGGTGGAAGACGAAGACGAAGCTCGTCTACGAGAACGACGACGACGTGCTCCACCCCGACAACTCGTCCGGGTTGGCGCTGTGGCATGACGAGGATATCCGACGCACCTTCTGCCACAACGTGTCGATCTCCGACCTGGTCACCGTGTCGACCGAACCGCTGGCCGAGCAGATGCGGCCGCTCAACTCGAACGTGGTCGTCATCCCCAACCACATCGACGGTGACATGCTGTTCCTCGAACGGCCCCGCCGTGACCGGTTGACGGTCGGTTGGGCTGGCGGCATGTCGCATCTCATCGACTGGATGGAAGCCGCCGACCCGGTCCGTGAGCTGCTCGAGGCGAACCCGACGATCGACTTCCACTTCTGCGGCACCGACTACTCGCCGTTGTTGAAGATGGCGTGCCGGTTCACGCCTTGGCGTGAGGACACTTGGTCCTACTTCAAGGCGATCGACTTCGACATCGGGCTCGCCCCGTTGGCGGACACGGTGTTCAACCGGTCGAAGTCGTGGATCAAGGCGCTCGAATACATGGCGCTCGGCATCCCGGTCATCGCCTCTGACCGGCCCGCCTACCGCGACATGGTCGTCGACGGGGTGTCCGGGTTCCTGGTGCGCACCGAGGCCGAGTGGCGGTCACGTCTCAACGATCTGGTGAACGACGAGGCGATGCGTACCGAGATGGGTGCGAAGGGGCGGGAGATCGCCCGTCAGTGGACGATCCAAACCGGTTGGAAGCTCTGGCGGGACGCGTACGAAGGAGTCGCGAAATGGCAACCATGATGCGCTGCACAGTCGCTCATTGGCGGGGCGACACGTTCGTTCCTGCTGGGACGATCCTCGCCGAGGGTGATCCGCAGGTGATCCCCGAGTTCTTCGAGGCGTTGGCGATCGTGGAGCCGACAGCGAAGAAGAAGGCGGCAGACAAGTAGTTCGACGTTCGCCTGTGCCCCTGCCGCTTCACGGGCCGGTTGGGGGCACAGGCGTTCTCTAGCCCGTGGGAGAACGCAAGATGTCCATGAAGACGGATGATCCAAAGTTCCTTGCTATTCGCAGGGCGCTCCGACGCGAGTTCCTGAATCAGCGAGGATGGGACCGGTACAACTGGACCGAGGATTTCGAAGAATGGCGTGACGAGATCGACGCCTATGCCCTGGCGGCGTTCAAGGCGGCGGGTCGGCAGTCATGAGGGTCCTCGTCACCGGCGGCGCCGGGTTCATCGGCCGGCACGTCATCGCCGAGCTCAGACAGCGCGGCCATGCCGCCGTCCTGTTCGACGGACTCCACGACATCACCGACCCCAAGGTGCTGCGAGGCGTGGCGGAGCCGTGCGACGGGATCATCAACCTCGCCGGCCAGCTCGGCACCGAGGAGATGATCGGCGCCGAGGCCCGTGCTGTGCGGGTGAACATCGAAGGCGCCGTCAACGTCTACGACACCGCTGCCGCGTTGGGTATCCCGGTGGTGCAGATCGGCACCGGCCACAAGGGTCAGCCGAACCCGTACGCCATCACAAAGGCGGCCGCCGAGGAGCTCGGTCTCGCTCGTGCTCAGTGGCGGGGCGAGAAGATCACCGTCGTCCGAGCGTTTCACGCTTACGGGCCCGGTCAGAAGATCCCGCCGCCGCACGGCACCGCCAGGGTCCGCAAGATCATTCCGTCGTTCATCTGCCGAGCCCTGACGGGGATGCCGCTTGAAGTGTGGGGCAGCGGCGAACAGCAGATCGACCTCGTCCACGTCGAGGACGTCGCCCGTCAACTCGTCGAAGGACTGGGCGGTCCGTGGGGCAGGGTGCGGGAGGCAGGCACCGGCGTGGCGACGACGGTGAACCAGGCGGCGTGGGATGTCATCAAGGCAACCGACTCCAACTCGGACGTCGTGCATCTCCCGATGCGCCTTGGTGAACCGGAGGGCGCCTGTGTGGTGGCCGAGTGGCCGAAGGCGTTGACGCATTGGCCGTACGGGCTGTTGCCGACGATCGACTGGTACCGCCGCGAGCTGCGGGTGATGGCAGCATGATCGCCTTCTGCGCCATCTACGGCGGCTACGACTGGTTGAAGCCGCACCCCGATCATCCGCTCGTCGACGAGTGGATCTGCTATACCGACGACCCCGACCTCAAGTCCGATGATTGGGACGTCCGCTACCACCCGCTCCCGTACCAGCATCCGCGAGTGGCGGCGAAGTGGTGGAAGTGCCACCCGCCGCAAGCCGACATCTCTGTCTGGCTCGACGGGTCCGTGCAGCTCACCGGCGGCGACTACTTCGACGTCCTCTACGACTGCCTCGCCGAATCCGACCTGGCGATGTTCGGGCATCCTGACCGGACCTGCATCTACGAAGAAGCGGCCGTGTCGCGGACGATGACCAAGTACGTCGGGCAGCCGCTCGAGGAACAGGTCGCCTTGTACCGGTCGCGTGGCTGGCCGCAGAACGGCGGGTTGTGGGCATCCACGACGTTCGCTCGCCGGCACACGCCGACCGTGCTGCAATTCGGTGCCGCCTGGTTCGCACACAACCACCTGATGACCTACCAGGATCAGTTGTCGCTGCCGGTGGTGCTCGACCAGTACGACCTCCGCCCCGAACCGATCCCCGGCAATCTGTGGCGCAACCGTTGGTTCACCGTCTCGGGACATGCGAGCGACCGATGACGGTGTTCGCCTACGAGTACGAGCAGCGATGCCTCGAGTGGACCGACATCGTCGACCACCTCCCCCGGCTGTACCAGGAGGTCGCCGATCGGCGTGAGCCGCAGGTGATCGAGCTCGGGGTGCGGGCAGGCAACTCGACGTCGGCGTTCCTCGCCGCGATCGAGAAGGTCGGCGGCCATCTCTGGTCCGTGGACCCGCTGCCCCCGTCGGTGCCGCCCGCCTGGTTCGAGGCGCCGTTCTGGACCTACCGCCGCGCCGACGATCTCCGCATCGTCGACGAGCTCCCCGATGACGTCGACATCGTGTTCATCGACACGTTGCACACCTACGACCAGACGATGTCCGAGCTCATCGCCTACGTCCCGAAGGTGAAGCCAGGCGGTGTCGTCCTGCTGCACGACACCGAGCTGCCGCACCCGGAAGCCGACCCGACCTGTGCCGCGTTCCCGGTCCGGCGGGCGATCGACGACTACCTCGCCGACCGGGTCGAGGTGTGCGAGTACGTGTCCGGCTGCTACGGGCTCGGTGTGATCCGGAGGTGACGCGGTGACCGACTACAACACCACCGACGCCATCAAGACCTATCTGGGGATAGGCGGCACCGAGAACGACACGAACATCGCTGATGCGGTCGCGGCTGCCACCCGTGACGTCAACTCGTTCTGCGGCCGCCGCTTCGACCAAGACGTCGACGTCGACGGCGACCCGTCGGCGACAGCCCGCACCTACGCCCCGACCAACCCGACGTTGGCGATCGTCGATGACATCTCCACTCTCACCGACCTGGTCGTCAAGACCGACGAGGATGACGACGGCGTGTTCGAGACGACGTGGACGATCGGCACCGACTTTGAGCTCGAACCGGCGAACGGGGTCGGCCCCAACGGCGCGTCAGGTTGGCCGTACTGGCGGATCGTTGCCGTCGGCTCCAAGTGCTTCCGCGTTGTCACTCGCCGCACGTTGCAGGTGACCGCGGCGTGGGGTTGGGCTGCGGTCCCGGCCGACGTGAAGCAGGCACATCGGCTGCTCGCCGCTGGCATCTACAAGCGGAAGGATGCCCCGTTCGGGGTCGCCGGCTACGGAGCCGACGGGCTGCTCGTCCGGGTGCGTGAAGATCCGAAGGTTGAGGAGCTGTTGCACATCTATCGTCGTGCGTCGGCTCGCCGCGGGCTGATGGTTGCCTGATGGCGACGTTGGCGGAGGTGATGGACGCCACCGCCGAGGCGTTGTCGGTGGTGGCCGGGGTGGAGGTGTACGGCTATCCGGTGGACAAGCCGGAGGCGCCGTGCCTGATCGTGGAGTGGCCGGAGTCGATCGACGTCGCTACCTACTTCGGGGACGACTCGGGGACGATCTTTCTGCCGGTGCGAGCCGTCGTCCCGCACGTCGACGACCGGTCATCGGTGTTGGCGTTGCAGGAGCTGATCGCGGCGGCGTTGTCGGCGCTGCAGGCTGACTCGACGTTGGATGGGGTGGTGTCGTCGGCGACGGCGACGACGGTCGGCGAGTTCGGTCGGTTGGTGGTGAACGAGGCGCTTGTCGGCGACGGGGCGGTCATCTCGCTCGAAGTGCTCGCCGACTAACGCGGCATTCGCGAGTTGCAGCCGCCCCAGCATCCGGGGTACGGGCCGTGATGTCTGCACCGTCCCTCTCCGGGCATTACGGGAGGGACTCCGTAGGTCCGTGGCGGCTTAGGGCGAGGAAACAACTTCTGCCATAGGCGGCGCATGTCCTGATTCTACGTCAGGGCCTACACACCCTCTCGGCCTCCGCATCGCCCGGCCTATCGGGTCCCTCCGGCCGCTCCTGGTGACCTACGTCCCCGTCACCCCTCGGCCCTGACGTTCATGATTCTAGGAGGCACGGCCCGTGAGAGTCCTCGTCGTGCATCCCGGCCCCCGGTTCTCCGTAGCCGACGTTCACAACGGGCTCGTCAAAGGCCTGCGCGCCAACGGCGCTCAGGTGTTCGACTTCAACTTCGGGGACCGCCTCGACTTCTACGACGCCGTCGACCTCGAAGTCAACGGTGAGCGTCGCAAGGCGCTCGACAAGGATGGCGCCATTCGTCTCGCCGCCGAATCGCTCCTCGGCGAGCTCTACAAGTTCTGGCCCGACGTCGTCGTGCTCGTCTCGACGTTCTTCGTCCCGCCGATCATCCTCGAAGTCCTCGAACGCCGCCCGCATCACATCGTCGCCTGGTTCACCGAATCCCCCTACGAAGACCAGCAGCAGTTCCAGGTGGCGGAGCACGTCGACACGGTCGTCGTCAACGACCCGCTCAACCTCGGCGTGTACCGGCAGATCAACCCGCGCTCGTACTACTTCCCGCACAGCTACGACCCTGACCTGCACTGTCCAGGGCCGAAGGTCCCGGAGTATGAATCCGATTTCGCGTTCGTCGGTACCGGGTTCCCCAGCCGGGTCGAGTTCTTCGAGTACTGCGACTTCGACGGGCTTGAGGTGCGGCTCGCCGGGAACTGGCAGATCGTCGATGACTCGCCGATCGTGAAGTACCTGATCGACGACCTCGGGGTGTGCTGCCCGAATGAGCAGACGGTCGACATCTACCGGTCGTGCAAGGCGTCGGCGAACCTGTACCGCCAGGAGATCAACGAGGGTGGCCGCAACGACGGTGTAGCCGTCGGGCCCCGTGAGGTCGAGCTCGCCGCCACTGGCACGTTCTTCCTTCGTTCCCCCCGCCCCGAGGGTGACCGGCTGTTCCCGATGTTGCCGACGTTCACCGATCCTGGGGATTTCACAGATCAGCTCCGATGGTGGCTCGCCCACGATTCGGAGCGTGAGGCTGCCGCGGTGTCCGCCCGTGGCGTGGTGGCCGACCGCACCTTCACCAACACAGCGGCCCGTCTGCTGCGGTTCGTGGATGGTGCAACCAAGACCGTGCGCTGACCGGCGCCCGGATCCACCACGTCACAAGGAAGGTCAGAGATGACTCGACGTGCCGGCCGCAACGGGCGGCTTTACATCAACCTCACTTCGGGCGGCACCGCTGAGCCGGTGGCGTTCCTCAACACATGGTCGTTCAACCAGGTCTCTGACCGGTTCGAGGTCACGGCGTTCGGTGATAGCAACAAGACCTACGTTGCTGGTCTGCCGGACGCGTCCGGGGACTTCGCCGGGTTCTGGGATGACGCCACCGTCCAGACGTACACGGCTGCGCTCGACGGCGTGGCCCGCAAGTTCTACCTGTACCCGGACACGTCGAACGCGTCGGGCGTCTACTGGTTCGGTACGGCGTTCTTCGACTTCTCGGCGTCCGGTTCGACCGGTGGCGCGATCACGACCTCGGGTTCGTGGTCGGCGGCGTCGGCGATCGCCAAGGTCGGCTGATAGCCGACAGAAAGAGGTCAACCGCCCGTGGCCAAGCAATGGGCTTGCATCATCGAAGGCAAGACGGTTCGCGTCCAATCCATTCCTGCTCTCGAGCTGGAAGACATCGCCAAGGCGGCGGGGCTGACGTGGGGAGACGTGCAATACACCCCACTCAAATCCGCTGCCGGCGCGGTGGCCGTCTACGAGCGATGCTGTCGCGAAGTGGGGGCGACACCGAAACCGAACATCTCGGCCGAGGATCTGATCGGGGTGTACGAGCTCGTGGATGATGACCTGCCGAATGAGTACGAGGATGGGCTGCCTGTAGAGGGAAAAGCAGAACCCTCGACTGGTGGATCATCGTGATGGCATCCCTCTACGGGTGGTCGCCGGACGTGACGCGCCGCCAGTCGCTACGAGACATGCATCTGTTGTTGGATGCCCGCCGATCGGTGGAGCGCTAGTACGCCACCGATCGTGCTTCGACGATGCGGCGCATCTCTTGCATGTCGTCGTCGCTGGCGGGTCGCTTGAGCACTCCGACGATCGAACCGCCGGTCAGGCCACCGAGGACCGACTTCTCCATGTTGGTGATGCTCACGAGCTCCCACCCGTCGGCGCCGAGGAGCTGTAGCTCGTCTTGTAGCCGGTCGTACATGAGGTTGTGCCACTTGACCGTCTTGTAGGCCCAGATCATCGCCGGGAGTCTGCCACATGGGTACGTCGTCGTCGGCTGCCGAGCTCGTCGGCAAGATCACGAAGGCGTCGGTCGACTTGCAGAAGTCGCAGGGGCGGACGGTTGGGGCGGCGGCGGCGGAGTCGAAGCGGATCATCGAATCGGCGATGGGCGTGGCGACCGGTGACCGGCGGCTGTCGGGTAGGCGCAACGCCCGCATCGGTGTCCGTTACAAGGTGTTCGAGGGTGGGACTCGGACGGTGGCGAACGTGCGGGCCTACGGTCCGGCGCATCTTGTCGAGCGGCCGACGTCAGCGCACGTGATTCGGCCGCGCCGTAAGCGGGCGATCGTCATTCCCGGCGTCGGACCTCGGATGGTCGCTCACCACCCTGGTGCCCGTGGCAAGTTCCCGTTCCGCACCGGCACCACCGCAGCGATCCCGCGGGTCAACAGGATCGTTCGTACCGGCACGTTCAACGCAGGACTAGGGGCGTTCCGCTGATGGCCGCATCCGAGAAGCTCCAATTCTTGATCACCGCCAACGTCGGCGACGCGGTGAAGGGGTTCGAGAAGGTCGGCGCGTCGGCGGACAAGAACCTGTCCAAGGCGGAGCAGCGCACCGACAAGCTCGCCAACAACCTGATCGGGTTCGGTACGAAGGCCATCGCCGTCGCGGGGGTGGCGACGATCGGGTTGGCGAAGCTCGGCCAGTCCGCAGCCGAGCAGGCCGACCAGGTGTCACGAGCCGGGGAGGTGTTCGGCGAAGCATCCGGCCAGGTCGAGGACTTCGGCGCGGCCGCATCCCGCACCGCCGGCATCTCGAAGACCGCCGCCCTGGACGCCGCATCATTCTTCGGGACGTTCGGCAAGTCCGCCGGTTTGGCTGACGAGGAGTTGGCGACCTTCTCGACGACGCTGGTACAGGCCGCCGGCGACCTGTCGTCCTTCACGGGCATCCCCGTGCAGCAGGCGCTCGACGCGATCGGGTCCGGACTGGCCGGCGAATCGGAGCCGCTCAAGAGGTTCGGCATCTTCCTCAACGACGCGGCGCTCAAGGCCGAGTACCTAGCACTCACCGGCGAGAAGGTGACCGGCGTTCTCACCGGCCAGCAGAAGGTGCTTGCCGCGAACTCGCTCATCTTGAAGCAGCTCGGCGACGCCCAGGGCGACTTTGTCCGCACCTCCGACTCGGCGGTCAACCAGCAGAAGACCGCGACTGCCGAGTTCGCGAACGCCGCCGCGTCGCTTGGTCAGGCCGTGTTGCCGGCCATGTCGAAGCTTGCCGGGTTCGCAGCCGACGCCGCCGGTGGACTGCTCAAGTTGAACGAATCGACCGGCGGGCTGGTCGGCAACCTGTTGGTGTTCGGCGTTGCTGGCACCGCCGCGGTGGGGGCGCTGTCCACCATCGGTGGAGCGGCGATCAAGCTGCGCGGCACTCTGACAGACAACACGAAGGTCATCGGTCGGCTCGTCACCTCGCTCGGCGGGCTCGGCGTCGTCGGTGCCGCAGCCGGGGGCGTCGCCGCCGTGGCCGCGGTTCACTACGCGCTGGTCGGCCGCGAGAAGGCGAAGCTCCAGAAGATCACCGACGACTACACGGCGGCGCTCCAAGCGGAAGCGAGCGGACAGGGCGACGCGCTCGAGGCCGTCATCGCCCGCCAACTCGCAGACTCGAAGGCGCTCGACCTCGCCGACCAGCTCGGCATCTCGACGCAGGATCTAGCAAAGGCGATCCGTGGGCAGGAGATCCCCGCTCTGCGTGAGGCGGCGGCGGTGTCCGAGGAGGTCAACGCTGCCCGGCTCTCCGGCGACGCCGCGCTCGAACGGTTGCGGGGCACCTACGGGGACAACGCTCGTGAGGCGTTGAACCTCGTCAACGCCCTCTCGCCGCTCACCGAAGGGTATGAGCGGGCTACCAGGGCGCAGGAGATCATCAAGACCACCACGGCAGCGGTGACGACCGAGACGCAGGCGGCGACCGTCGCCACGTTCGAGTACGCCGCCGCGCAGGAGGCCAGCGCCGAGATCACGTCGGAGATCGCCGACGCGACGAACGAGGTGGCGGAGGCGTACAAGCGGCAGACCGACGCCGCGAACGAAGCGCTCAACGCCACCTTGGGGCTGTTCAACGCCGAGCTCAGTCAGCGTGACGCCGCCCGCGACACGGCGTCGGCGATGAACGAGCTCGCGTTGGCTACCGAGGTCGCGAAGCAGGACACGGACGAGGGGCGGGAGGCGGCCGCCGGGCTGGCCGCTCAGCAGGACGACGCCATCGACTCGGCGTTGCGTCTCGCGGCGGAGAACGCCCGCCTGGCCGAGTCGCAAGGCAAGATCAGCGAAGGCGCCGAAGGTGCAAGTGAGTCGGCGAAGATCCAGGCCGACACCCTCCGGGCCCTCGCTACGAACGCCATTCCGCCGGTGCGCGAGGAACTGTTGCGGATGGCGACTCAGCTCGACGATCTGGCGGGCACTGTGGCGAGGCCGACCGTCGATCTCAACGATGGCGGTACCGAGGCGCGGATCGAGAACATCCGGCGTCGGCTGATCGAGTTGAACGGGGCGACGGCTCGCCTGACGATCAACGTCGGCGTGACTGGTGGCGGGGCGCAGCAGTTCGTGTCGGGTCGCAGCGACCTCGACTTCGAAACTCAGGCCGGGGGACCGATCCCCGGCGCCAAGGGGGAACCGGCGTTCGGTATCGCTCACGGCGGCGAGTTCGTGCTGTCCGCCGATGTGGTCGACGCGATCAAGAAGGGCGGGAAGACGGCAGGGCTCGGAGCGCTCGGCGGATTCAGCGGGGGCGGCAACGGCAATGGCGGCGCCATGTCGATCGGTGTCGTCAACGTGTACGGCGTCCAGGATGTTCGTGGGTTCCTCGCAGAGCTCGCCAAGTACCGGCGGCAGGGTGGCCGCGTCCCGGTCTGATGCCCACCCTCACCTACCTGACCGGCCGGGCGACGCTCGGCACCGCCTCGACCACGCCGGCGCTCACTGGGCTCGTCAACGGCGGCACCCTGATCGTCACTGTCAAGGCCGCCGGCGACTCGGCGTCCACGCTCGGCAACCCGGTGATCACGGACACGCTCGGCAACCTCACCTACGACGACACGCCGAACGCGCTCACGTCGACGATCGCGAAGGACGCCAACCCGGACGACACCGACCGGCAGACGCTGACGGCGATCTACACGGCGACCGTCGGCGCCGACGTCACCGGAGCCGTCACCGCCACGGTGTCCAACGCTGACGTGGTGCGGGTGGACTGCTACTTCGTCGACGGCACGGTCGAGTTCAACGACACGGACATCGACGACAACGGGGCGCTGCCGATCATCCCCGCGGTCACCGGGGTGGCGATCGACGATTGGACGATCTACGTCTGCGCCCAGTCCGAATATTCGATCCCGTCGAACTACACGCCCGACGCCGGCACGACCACCACCTACGGCAGCCTCGGCGACGGCACTACCTCATCGGTGTCGACGGTGCTGCGCTGGCGGGACGTGATCCGCACCGACACGACAGACGGGGACGTCGAGTTCTTCTACGAGTCGGGGGGCGGCTGGTCGCACACCGGTTCCGCCCTGTCGTTGACGATCACCGGCGCGATCGGCGGCGGCGGCGGAGGGACCGGCGGGAACACGGCGACCGAAGTCATCCCCGGTGTCGGGTTGTTGATCGAAGCCGCCCTGGACGAGTCGGACCCGCTCGCCGAATCCCACGAGTGGACCGACCTCACCTGCGACGGTGTGTCGCTAACGATGCGGATGGGCCGCCAGTCCGAGCTCGTCGCCTTCGACCCCGGCACCGCCCGCATCGACAACATCACCCAAGACCGCTCCCTCGACCCGGACTATGCGGCCGGCCCGTACTTCGGTGCGCTGCTCGAGGCCACCCCGGCCCGCATCTCGGCCACCTACAACGCTGTCACGTATCGGATGCACTACGGGTTTGTTCAGGAGTGGCCGCAGCAGACGGTCGGCGGCGCCGCCGACGTGGCGATCTCCACCCCGCTCGAATCGGCGGATGCCTTCTCCGTGCTGGCCCAGACCGCCGCTCCCCGTTCAGAGTACGAGCTGCGGGTATTGCAAGACGACCCGATGGTGTACCTGCCGCTCGACGATTCGGTGAACGGGTTCACGAGGGACGCTTCCGACAACGACTTCTACGGCGAGCTGCCGTCCGGGCCGCGAACGTCGAGGGTCGCCGAGTTCGGCGGTGACGGCGGCGTGGTCGGCCCGTACATGTCGTCGGCGCTTTCCGGGGTGGCCGGCGACGTCACGCACACCCACCCGGACGGCGACGTGGACATCGCCGCGTTCGAGTTCCTGGTCGACGTCGGCGTCAACGAGTTCCCCGACTACTCCGGGTCGGGGACGGAGAGCTACGTCGCTCGTGTCCTGCAGATCGAGTCGGGGTTGGCGTCGTGGGTGGCGCGCATCACCCGCACCTATTCCGAGGCGCCGCTCGCCGGGAACTTCGCAGAGGTCACCACGCTTGCGTTGTATTGGACGGACGGGGCGACGGAGCGGGCGGCGACCGACATCGAGATCGGGCGCATCCGGTTCTCTGACGTCCCGACGTCGGATGCGGCGTTCGCCAAGTATCAGAAGGCGATCGCCTACCGGAAGGCGGCGACCGCGAACGCGGCAGCGGTCGAAGCGGCGAGGATCTACCGCAACCTGCAAGTGTGGGCGTGGGTCGAAGCTTCCACCGGGCGGGACGCGTCCCGCACGTTGGACTTGGCGAGAGCGCAGGAACGGGAGCTCGATCGGTTGCGCCGCGACAACGATTTCGCGGCGGAGGCGTACAAGGCAGCGACCGTGCTGGCGTCGTCGTCGGCGGCGGTGCTCACCCATCTCGACGTCGCCCGCGACGACACGTTCCGTCCGGTTCACATCGTCGGCCGGCTCACGTCAGGGCCGACGTTGCAAGTGTGGGTGGATGGCGAGTTGAAGGCGTCGTCGACGTCGACCGGTTCACCGGGCAGCGCTGGCGTGGTCGCCAACTCGGTTCGTGTCCGGCTCGCCCCCCGCGGTGTGCCGGTCGGCCATGTCGCCGTCTACGACCATGACCTCGACCCGCAGTCGATCCTGCAACATCACGTCGCCTCCCACGTCGGGCTCGGCACCCAGAAGACAGGAGTCCGAGCTCGGATGGTGTTGCACGCCATCGGCTGGCCGGAGGCCCTCGTCGACATCGACGACGGATCGTCGTACATCCGCGGCATCCCGGCCGGGTCGGTGCTCTCCTACCTTCAAGAGCTCGCCGTCGCCGAACAGGGCCGGCTGTTCGCTGCCGGAGACGGCAAGGTCACGTTCCGAGGCCGCATCTGGGATCTGCAGAACACCGCGGCGACAACGGTACAAGCGACTCTCTCCGATGACATCGCAGATACCGGGTCAATCTGGTACTCGGACGTGGTCACCATCCCAGCCTCGCGGGAGACGATCATCAACGAGGTAGTGGCGGTCCGCGATGGCGGGGTATTGCAACGGCGGGCGGTCCCCCGTTCGCAGCGGCGCACCACACACACCGCGTCGTATGCCGGACTGCTCCTGTCGAACGACCAGGGGGTAGGCAACTTCGCCACCTACCTGTTGGACCGGTACGCCGTCCGACAGACCCGGTTCGCCGAGGTGACGATCTACCCGCAGCACACCCGTCAGACGGCGGCCACGGTCTGGCCGTTCGTGTTCGGAGTGCAACCAGGTTGGCGGGTGCAGGTGAACCGCACCCCGAACGACGTCGGTGCCGAGCTCACCCAAGAATGTTTCGTCGAAGGCGTCGAGCACCAGTTCGATGCCGGCGGGGTCTGGTCGACCCGTCTCTACCTGGTTCCCGCAATCGAATCGGCGGACGATGCGCCGTGGTTCACGATCGGCGTGTCGCCGACGGGCATCGATCCGTTCCACTTCTGAGGAGGCGTTGTGCCCTACCCGACGTTCACGCACAACGTCACGAAGACGGCGACGGAATGGACGGAGGAGGTCGGCGACCAGGTCGTCTCGCAAGTCACCTCCGGGTCGCACCCCTCCGGCGTCGAAGGCCAGGTCATCCACGAGTCGGACAACGACGCCTATCTCGCGCACGACGGCACCGACTTCCGGGAGATCATGCGCCTCGGTGCGTGGCACAGCTTCACGCCGACGATCGACGGGGCCACCAGCGACCCGGCCCGCGTCAACGGCACCTGGTCCGGGCAGTACATCCTGCTCGGCAACCTCGGGCTGTTCATGTGGCAATTCACGTTCGGATCGTCCGACACGTACGGGTCGGGAGAGTGGCGGCTGCCACTGCCTGACGGGTTGACGACCTACAACTCGGTGGCGTGGCGGCTCGGGACATTCCACGCCTACGACGCGTCCACCGCCGCCAACGATCAGGTGCTCGTCCCGTTCATCCACACGTCGGATACCACGCTCATCCGCATCGGTCAGGTGCAGGGCGGCGTGTCGAACGTGTCGAACACGATCCCGTTCACGTGGACGTCGACGGATCAGCTCAACGGGTTCGCGCTCGTGCCGCTCGACCTCTGATGCCCCGCTACCCGTACGCCGAGTGGCGGCCCCTACCGGAGACGCTGCCGGGCCCCGAGCTGCAACCGACCGGCACGGTCCGGTCGTTCGTGATCCACACCCATGTCGGACCGAAGGGCGGCGGGTTCCGCAAACCGCCCCAACCGGGCCAGGAGTACACGTTCGATCTGTGCGTCGGCGCCGACCGGCTCGGCATCCCCGGACTGCGCCAGTACATGGATTCGAGCATCCGGGCCGACAACAACTACAAGGCCAACGGCTTCACCCGTGACGGCGTCTACTACATCTCCGGCTCCGTGGAGACCGGCGACGAGTTCTACGACGGCGACCCCGGCCTGACCAAGACCTTCTCGGATCTCGGCCAGTGGGACACGCTCGTCAAGCTGTGCGCCTGGTACGTCGAGACGCACGACCTGCCGATCCAGTGGTGCCCCGACCCGTACGGGCCCGGGTTCGGATGGCACAGCATGTGGCGGACCGTCACCCCCGACGATCCACACGACGACACGATCTGGACGAAGACCGCGACGAAGACGTGTCCCGGCGCGGGGAAGATCGGCCAGCTGCGAGCGGAGCTCCTACCGGCGATCCGTGACGTGCTGTCGATCAAGCCACCGTCGGAGCCTGATCCGGTGCCGCCCCCGGTGCCGATGTTGGAGGACGAGATGCTGTTCATCGCCAAGAGCGGTTCGGGCGGGTTCCACTTGATCGCCATGACCGGGTCGGGGACGACGACGACGGTCATCGCGTCGGGTGCTGACCTCGAGCAGTTCGTGCGGCTCGGGGTGCCGGTGCTCGACGTGCTGTCGGATGCTCAGTGGACGCAGTTGCGGGCGCCGAAGGTGTCGACGTTGCCGGTGGTGACGATGCCACCCCCGCCGACGGGGGACGCGGCGTGATGCCCTGGAATCCGCCACAGCAGCCTGCTTGGTGGCGTCCTCGCAATCGGTTCGGCTGCGTGG